AAATTATGTCGTGAAACGCGGGCTACAAAGTTATAAATGACTAAATAAGATTACTGGCACCACACACACTCGCCAGTAAACACACACAACACAGGAGAAACACATGAGTAATCTGACACCGTTTGAGATTCGTCTTGAACTTCTAAAAATGGCGCAAGGACTTTTGTTAGAAGAGTACCACTCTAACAAAGAGCGTCTATCAAATGAGTGGCATGTAAAGGTAGAGTCCGCTAAACTAAACGGACAAGTAATACCAGATCATCCACCATATCCACCATATCCCACAGAAAACGATATCATCACTAAGGCACAGTCCTTAAACGGATTCGTTTCAAATATCACAGCAGAAAAGACACAGAGCAAAAAGTCTGCCTGACGGGACCAGGTGTGCTTCGGTACATCTCTAACTAACAAGGAGAAATATGCGTTACATCACATTACTACTTTGCAGTATGTTTGCTGCATTTATCGTTTACATTGGTCATGCAGCAGCACAGGTAAGTATACCAGTCGTGCCTCATGTTCAATTAGAAGACTTAGCACCACATGCCAGGGCTGAAGTTGAATGTCTTGCACAAAACATGTATTTTGAAGCAGGAGGTGAACCTGAAAAAGGTCAATTAGCAGTAGCATTTGTCACACACAATAGAGCATTGTCTGGTTCATTTCCGGGAAGCTATTGTGGTGTAGTCAAACAAAGAGAAGGCTATATTTGCCAATTCTCATGGTTTTGTGAGAGCAGAGCAAAGGCAATGATTGATAGAGGGTTATTGACAATTGAGAACAATGCAGTATATAATAAGATAACTGAGATGGCTTTGAGATTTTATTTGTATCCAGAATCTTTCAGAGACCCAACAAAGGGAGCGTTGTTCTTTCATGCAAATTATGTGAAACCTGGTTGGAATAATATGCGTTACACTGCACAAATAGGCAGACATTTATTTTACAATAAGGTAAAAAGAAATTCATGAGTATTTTATCAAGCAAAAAGGAGAAGATGATGGAAAAAGGATTGAGTAGTGTGATCACAGTTTCAATAACTTTGATTGTACTTTCAATCGTTGCTGCGACTTGTCTCTATGGTTTAAACGACCGTAAATTGATGGCAGCAAATATTGAAAACGCAATCACAAAAGGCATTGACCCACTTGCAGTACGGTGTTCATATGCCAAGAGTGATGATATCGTTTGTATCGCACACGCAGCAAATCGTAAATAAACTGGAGAAATTATATTATGCATTTTGAAGAACAAAAACACAACTTGACATTTCGCTTTGATTCAAATGATGGTGAACGAACACTGGAAATGAATTGTAATGAAGTATTTCTTGGTGATATTCTAGATAGATTCAAAGAGTTTCTACAGGGTTGTGGATATGTAATTGATGGACAACTTGAAGTTGCGCCATCGTGGGACGATTTTGAAAAGCGTACAGATGATACAAAGTTTGACTTTTCCAATATACCAAATAACAATTGGCCATTTGCTGAAAAGAAAAACGATGAGGTATACTCACCAGTTATTCATCCATCAGAGAAATAATGCCTACTAAAGATGAAATGCTCAAATTTTCTTTGCAGATAGAACAGTTTGTAGCCAATACAGATTACACATATCTTGAGGCTATTTCTGAACACTGCAAAGAGACTGGATTAGAATTAGAAGTTGCTGCTTCACTCATAACACCAAATCTGAAAGCAAAGATTCATGAGCAAGCAGAGCGTTTGAACATGTTGAAAGTGAAAGGTAATCGTTTACCGATATGACAGGATATGAAGCTTTTTCTCTATACACTTCTCTCAAACTCCACTTTAATTCAGATTCTTACGATTACTTTAAGTATAACGGTAAAGTAAACACAAGCGTTGATGCGTTTGAGAATCGGAAAGACAAGTGGCATTTTTATAAACTGAGTCGTAGATTTGCGAATGAAGAACAAGGTCGTGATTTTATTGTTGCTAATCTCGTTCACGATTCTAATGTGTGGGTGGGCAACCTTCTTGTTGAAGAGTCCAACATACAGTATCGCAAACGACAAAAAGTAATTCAATCTTTGACATATACTTTCACAAACGAAATTGAATCATTAGTGAGTCATAAGAACCCAAATGACTTGCTTATGATACATGACGGTGAATACCCTGAGTTGCTTCAGAAATTGTTACATGATGAAATTTCAATTGAAACATTATGCATACTCAACAAACTGCTCAATTTTTTGTCTGCATGGGACAAGAAAATCAATGATACCATTCATTATCCAACTGTCAGCAGAAAGATAAAGAAGTACACACCGTTTATAATGTTCGAACCAACGAAATACAAAATCATACTGAAGAAAGAATACGATGCGAATAACTAAAATCTATTTGGATATGGACGGGGTTCTGTCTGATTTCAATAAAAGATATAAAGAAGTTTTCAAACAAAACGCAGCAAGCAGCCGTGAGCGCGGTGAAAAGCACGATGATAATTGGAATACATTTGTAGACGGTAGAAACTTTGAGACACTTGACTGGTATCCAGGTGGTAAAGAACTGTTGAAGTATATCATTTCACTGGATATACCCGTAGAGATTCTTTCATCTTCGGGTGGTCGTTTGCATCACGAAGAAGTGAAAAAGCAGAAAAAGGTTTGGTTGAAAAGGCATCACATTGACTTTACAGCCAATATTGTACCTGGTCGCCATCTAAAAGCGAACTATGCAAAGTCTGATGTTATATTGATCGATGACACAACCGATGTCATTGATGATTTCAATATGGCAGGCGGAATTGGCATTCTTCACAAAGATACGGCTAAAACAATAAAAACAGTGCAATCAATTCTTGACGATACATATATACAAGTATATAATGAATCATGTGGACAAGATGCACATACTTTATAAACACATTTACTATACGAGGTAATATATGGACTTTTCCAAACTAAAAAGCAATCGCACCGATTTTCAAAAACTTACCAAAGCGATTGATTCAATCAACTCTCCCGCAGAAGGTTCTAAAGACGATGACCGTTTTTGGCAACCAGAAGTAGACAAAGCTGGTAACGGAATGGCTATCATTCGGTTTCTGCCAGCACCAGCAGTAGATGGTGATGATGCTCTTCCATGGGCGCGTGTCTTCAATCATGGCTTTCAAGGTCCTGGTGGTTGGTACATTGAGAACTCTTTGACTACACTTGGTCAAAAAGACCCAGTATCAGAATATAACTCTGTACTGTGGAACTCTGGTATTGAAGCAAATAAAGAAATTGCGCGTAAACAAAAGCGCCGTTTGACTTACATTGCGAATGTGTTGATTGTTTCTGATCCTAAGAATCCAGAAAACGAAGGTCAAATCAAACTGTACAAGTTTGGTAAGAAAATCTTTGATAAGTTGACTGAAGCAATGAATCCTCAATTTGAAGATGAAAAAGCAGTCAATCCATTTGACTTCTGGAATGGTGCAAACTTCAAAATCAAGATTCGTCAAGTTGAAGGTTATCGTAACTATGACAAGTCTGAGTTTGAATCTCCTTCAGCTTTGTATGATGGTAATGATGAAAAGCTTGAAACAATTTGGAAAAAAGAATACTCACTCAAAGAGTTTCTTGACCCAAAACACTTCAAGTCTTATGATATGTTGAAAGCAAAGCTTGATAAAGTTCTTGGTATTGATGGTGCTGCTCCAGTTGCAAAAACGAAAGCAGAAGACTTTACACCAAAGACATCTTCAGACTTGGATGAAGATGAAGAGCTTGATTACTTTAAGTCTCTAGCAGAAGATTAAAACCTCCTTTATCTTAATCAACTGCAACGCCACCTTCGGGTGGCGTTTTTTATGATAATTGCCGTTCTAACAAATATTGAATTGAACTATTTTCTCTATCACGAAGATTACCACCAGGTCTACTAATCGTATTGTTTTGTATCATTGTAGTTGAAAGATCGGTAAACGAAGGACGACCTGTTAAGAATAAATCTTCAAGCGTTCTTAAACCTGATCTTACCACTCCAGATGCAGTGTCAATAGTATCTGCTGCTTTTTGTGGCATTCTCTGAACTTCAGGTTTAATACCATCTATTGTTTCATTTGCAATACTTTGAAGTGTCTGTTCAACTCTTCCTGAACGAATTGCACTTGCAATCGTAAGACCTTCTTGTGGATGTTTAGCTGACGAAACTTCACCATGTCCATATGCATTTGATTTTGGAAAACCATATTTCTTTGCAAGCATTGATTCTAAGCTCGATGCTGCTGCGATTTGTTCTGGCGTAACGTCTGTATCGTCTTTAGCTACCATTGAGATACTTACGGTATTCGAATTATCAAATTCAGGTTTTTTGTTCGTTTTTCCCGCATGCCATCCCATCAATTCATCAGGCAAAATTTGAACTACTTTACCATTTCTATCTACCAAATAATGATAAGATAGTTTTCTGCTTTGTAGTGTTTGTATCGCTACGTCTAAACCTCTACCGCCAGTGTGGTGTATAATAACGCCCTTTGTGTTTCTTCTGACGCCGCCATAACCAAGACCGCCCACTTGACGCTTCTCTACTGCGACACCTGCAGGAACTCCTACTGGACTAGCAGACCAGTTTGTTGGATAGTCTGATGCTGGAGTAGGAGCTGGTGCTGAAGATGCTGCTGCGTTCGTCTGTGAGGGTGTACTCATTGACGCTGTTGATGTTGATGTTGAGGTAGATGCTGACGCAGATGCTGGCACAGCCTTTGTTGATGTTCCTGTTGATGTATTTCCTGATGAGGCTTTTGTTGTTGGAGTTGGCGCAGGTGCTGGTGGTGCAGGCGGTACTGGTGTAGGAGCCGTCTCAGGATTATCTCTTAACCATTTATCGACTTCTGCTTTAATTTGTGGATAAAAACCACCATCTTCTGTTTCACCATCAGTTGTTACGAACATGAATTCATAAAAAGCATAAAATAACATTGCAATATCAATCGCAAGTAATACACCCATTATTGCAGTTACGACACCTCCCGTTGCAAGACCTGCCGCGGCTGCAGCAAGTTTTACACCAATTCGTTTCATTGCTTCAATACCAATTTTTTGTCCGAATTTTTGAAGTGCTTTATCACGAATTGCAGGACTTTTTAAAATTGCTCTGAAAACATTTGCAAATCTTTTTACACCTCTTGAGACATAATCATACACTCTATTGCCTAAGCTTGCAGCTTTATCATAGAATTTTGCTCCTATTTCAGTAACAGTGCCCCATGCTTTTTTTGCAGCAGATTTTATTGCATCAATTGCTTGACCTGTATATTGGGAAACTTTTTGTCCAACTTTTTTAAGTCCTTCTTTGGCATCTTTACCTAAGTCTGTAAGTTTATCTTTCCAACTTTTGTTTTCAGGTAAATTAGGTTTTCCTTGAGGAGGTTTTCTTCTATCTGGCAAATCTAAATCCATACAACTTCCACAGTTTTGAGATAAGTCTAAACCAGAAAGTGATTTACCCATCATAATCAATTTACCTTTTAATACTAACCACAATGCACCAAGTCCAACTAATTTAGCCAGCCATATAGCACTCTTTTCTGCCAAAGTAAAAC